TGTTCTTTCTGCTCATCCATTTTCTTTTCAAACTCGGCGAGTTTTTCATTGACTTTCGTCCTGATTTCATCGCCGGTCGCTGTCAGAGTCGTCGAGATAGCATCAACCTTTTCGAGATACTTGGCCTTCTGCTCCTCGAAGATTTCTTTTACTTTCGATAGTGTATCCTGCACACTCATACTCGTTTCCTCCTTATTGTTTGTTACTACTACTTACCACTCGTTGCCGAGTCACGTCTGACATCCGCCACAATTGAAGCTACCTGCTCAGCCGATAGTTCTATGTCATCGTCATCCGCCTGATCGCCGCTTCCCTGGGGAGCGTGATAGGAGACAATCGATTCCCGAACATCGCGGGAAAACTTCTCAATTGCATCAGACAGTCTATCGAGCTTATCGGCTACGAGAGTCTGTTTCGTTATTAACAGGTTGATAGATTCCCTTACTTCGTTTTTGAAAGTTATTTCACAAACCACTGGAGAAGAGCTTTCCCCATTGCTGAGAACTCCCTTGAATTCTTTATGGATAGCAAAAATTTCATCCGCTTTCCATGTATCCTTCGGATAACAATACGCCCGTTCTTCCCAAATATCCTTCCCCTTGATTTTTCCGAAAATAATAAAGTATTCTTTTTCTCCATATTTCTGTGTGCCCTTCCGGGATTTCTCGTATTTATCCGAAGTATCGGCGATGTAAATATGCTCCTTATTACTATCGCCCATAGCCCCTTCCTCTAGTATTTCTGCTGTTAACTGAAAGAAATCATACGCATCCTCGTATCCAATGTCTTCGGGGATGGTATCGTTTACATGCAATACATCTTCCATCTCCGCAATCAACAGTACCTGTAATAGATCAGAAGAGTCCTCGGCCTGCCTTATGCCGTCTTTTGTAAGCAAATCAATACTCCGGGCATTTGGATTCGCCGGGACCGGGGTCACAGAGATTTCAAGGAGTTCCCATTTTTTGAAGATAACACCCTCCGGTGGCATTCCAAATTCCTTCCGCTCTTCATCGGTAGGACGATAAATATCCTGCATTGACTTGGGGAGGAACCCTATTGATACCGTTTTCAGCGCACCGGAGACACAGTACTGGAAAGCTGTTTCAGACACGCCGGAAGCATCGACTGTTGAATCAAAAAATAACAACCATCCGATAATTGCTCTCCGCTCCGGATCGTACCACGTTTTGATTGACGCGCCTACGGGGAGTTTGCGGGAATCGTGAAACATCAGGACAACCGGGTTTTTTTTAAAGTTGACAAGGTCCCCGCCATCCGCCTTGACAATGTCACCGTATCGATCAACTGTTTCGTCCGTAAAAACACGCTCGACGACACGGTTCTCGTATCCCTCACGGTACTCAATACCAATCGATTGACAGAGCGCTTTACACATCTGCTCGTCCATCTTGACTTTGCCGCCTCTGGCACGCACACGGGATGACCGTTCTACCCTGTTGTCAGACGTTGTCTTATCATTTAGAATTTCTTCGACGGTCTTATTCCCGAACAGCTCCTCAAGTGGATTATTTTTTACGGTTTTTTTGCTCATCCTTCTCTCCTTTTTTTCTATTGAGAATAAATCCGAAGGGAAAACCGCGACGCTCAAACGCCGTTACGTCATCCCTGCGTTTTTTAGTAGTCCCTGACATGGAATAGTCCCTCGTCTCCTACCTCAAACATTGAAATGAATCCCGGCCATATCAATGGGGGAAAGGTCAGACATCCCGCGCTTCCCCGCCAGTTCTTTGACCATCCCTTATGTACCAAACATTGCTTCATCGCTGATTTGCCGTGCTTGACATTTATGCTTCTTGTGTCTACCCAATCTCTATTATTTATTATTAATATCTTTCCCCGTCTCCAATGCTTTATGCATTTCCAGGTGTACGTTCCCGACGCTATCCAGGCATACCAGAGACTCCAATGCTCTTTTGGGCGAAAAGGTTTATACGGATTCGGGCATGAAGACATCGGACAAGCAAATTGAATACTAGTATTACAAAGGATAATGGTATCCCCATATATGACATCACTTACCGGGGTCGAACGTACCTGTACTATTAATTCTTTTTTCATTATCTTAACCGGCGAATTACGATTCCCGCCGCAAGCGCCGCCGCTGTCGTCAATGTCGTTTTCGTCGCACTCATAATTATTTCACTCCTTTTATTGCTTTGTGCCCAACCGCTACACCCGTCCATACTGCCAGCATCCCGGCATTACCACGGTATCAAAATCCAGATACCCTTTGACTTGTACCTCATTATCGAGATTAAAAATCCTATTCGTCATTAATTCTCTTTTCGAATCCTTTTATGTAATTCCGGATATCATGCCACCAGCAGTTTATCCACTTCCGTATCCCTACATGGTAGTAATTGATAAAAGGCATTATCGTAACCGGATCAAAATTGGATACGAATCTAAAGTGTTCAGGAATCCGCTTGTTATACGAATCCCGAAACGCCCTGTTGCCGATCCGCGGAGACCCGGTTGCGTAAACTTTCGGAGCGTTGCCGGTATTGTACTGGATGTCTACCGCGCAAAGCGTAGCTAAAGCCGCCCCGAGAGAATGTCCAAAAATAATTATATTCGCAGGATGGTATTTGTATATTGACATCAAAATTACGCCTTTGACACTCTTATATGCTTTTAAAAATCCAGCGTGTACACGTATCTTCGATTTCCCGTTCCCATACGGAATTGTTTTCTTGTACGCACGTATATCCGTTATCACATCCCGTACCGACGCAGTCCCCGGGAATCCTATGTAAAGCAAATCCTCACCTGGCACAAACTCAAAAATATATTGCGTATCCGTATTAGAGTTCTCTACCTCTTTGGGATAGTACCCATGTATGGGATACACAGGCTCGCCGTCGTATCGGTAAACCTGCTCAAGAATTTCTGCTGCTATTAATGCGTTCATATTTCAGCCCGTACTGATACAATTTCTTTAAGCATAAATCTTTCTTTAATCTATTACTGGTAGTGCGACACAACGGCAATTAATAACATTCCCCGCCGTACCACCGGGATCAAGAGGGAACCGTAAATCATTGGAGAACGTGCCGCCTATCACTATTTTCTCTCCGTCAATCTGGTGTCTTTCCCGTACCATCTCATCCCCGGCACTCAGCCATTCCTGCTCCCGGATATCAGATGCTTTGAAAGCGTCATTACGGCTTTGTGAGCTTATTGATCCAGTCTCCGTCCGGGAGAATGTCATTGCCCTTCCTGCTGACATTTTATCTACCGTCTGTTGTAGTGCCGTTTTTAGTGTACGAGAATATTCCCGAGCAGTCCAGTTCTCTTCGAGCGCCTGTGTAGTAATATTGGCAACGATTTTCCTGGATACGTCACTGGTCAGTGAGTTTACTTCCTGTAATTTGGCAATACGAGTCTTGACCAACTTCTTTATATTCTCTTCGGTAACAGACCATTGTATCACTCCGGGATAATCGGCTTTCAATTTCCTTTTCTCCCGTTTCATTTGTGACGCAGCCTCTGGGGTATATGATGCAATCAATTGTAGATCGGCATCAGATAAATCAAAAAGGAATTCATTTGGATCAACGGTAAATTGTCGTATCCGTAAATCGGAAACAGCCTTCTCCTGCCTCTTAGCCCACGCGTCTATATTATCAAGCATCTCATTACGTAATTTGATGTTATGCCGTGTAAACATTGCCCGCATCGACTTCTCGCCCGGATCTAATATTACCCGCACATATTCATTCCAGATATCCAATCTCTGCTTACGGCCTTCTTTCGCTGCTGCATGCTCGAGTTGTTTAATTATTTCCGTATTAGCAGGGACTTCTCCGCTGGCTATCTTATTACGCAAAGCGGCGGTGAGGACGGAAAGTAAGTGTTTCTCAGGTTTATTTGAGGCCGACCCGGGCACTGCTACATAGCCCTCTGCGAGCATTTCAATATCAATAAGAGAAGTGGGAACAAACCGTTTTGTCAGCCACGGGTATTCTACTATGTCTACTGGAACGGCGGATACACGGAAAGCCTCTGCCGCCGGAACATCCATTTGCCACATCTTGAAAGCATTCTCAATCTGCGCCGTATAGTCCTCACGTAATGCGCCGACATTCGTTTTATCCGACTTGCCGCGAAGGTTTCCGGGAGCAATATACTGAATCCATTTGCCATTGATAGATGACCAAATTCGACTATCGAGAGGGATGCGTGTCTTTTGCCAGACACTTCTATCTGCCGCGTCTGCAGTTGCCCGATTCATCCCGGATTCAAAGATCCCTATCTCCGCCTCATTAACACCATATACAGCTTGTATACGTAAACGATTGTCTTTACGCTGCTCCATATATTGCATATCAACATTCGTCCGCATAAACTGTTCGTATTTAAGGCCGTGTGCTAATGCAATGGTCTTCCCTGCCGAGCCTGCCCCGCTATATTGCTCATTCCATTTTTCCTCATACTGGCGAAGTTCCTCAAAGTCAATAGTATCATTTTCCGTAGTAAGCAAACCACCTATCGCTCCGTAATTTGTCAAGAAAGATGTATTGAGTTCATCTGATTTCAAATCCTGAAATACTGGTATCTGTGCGGCGGCATAAGGTGACAAGCCTTTAGTTGGATCACTGGGATTGGGAAGTCGAATACGAATAAGCTCTCCAAAATCAAATTCCATTATCTTGTTACCACCGACTACCATTTCCCATCCATTAAATTGCCGGGTATTCCGGTTATATCGCGGTTTGATTACGTTATCCGTATACGGCCATATCTCTGCTGGTATCTTTCCGGAACGAGGATCAAAGTTCTTTCCTTTGACACCACTTTCCATATACCAGAATACCTGTCCTCCGGGCGTTGCGGCAGTCGGCAAAAGAAGTCCGAGCAATGTAAAATCCCATAAATCAGTGCCGGACATAAGAGGATTAGGATTCTCAAATAATTTGAGCACCTCATGATCTGCAATAATGTCCTGCTCATCATCTACTCTGTAAAGAACTTTAGGAAGGGTGGATATCGGCTGCATAATACGATTGATGGCGGCATAGGTCCAGCTGTGATACATATACGGATTCCGTGCAAGTTTCTCCACAGACGTATTACTATGACGAGATCCTGTCAAAAAATTAGGGGCAGTATTTGGAACAGTCTTTTTAATAGGCTGGACAGGATTCCCATTTGCTCCGTATAGAGTAACAGGATTACTTGCGGAACGTATGGCTTCGGTAGCGGCTATCGATGCGAGAGTAGCCTCTACAACGGCATTAGTAAATTTCCCCATTTATATTCCCTTATTGTGATACCATTGATTCATTTTTCCTAACAAGTCTTTCAAGAACGCCAATAGTTTCCCGCTCTTGCTTATTGTCAAGGTCTTTGCTTGTTACCATCATAGGCTTTATTATAATCATATCATTTTCCCACGCATACCCGAGACTATCAATGCCATGGTTGTCCCTGTCAACGGGCAATGCAATAGTGTTCCCGTATTTATCTTTCTGCCACTGGTATAGAGAAAACTCATTAATAGTTCCTTGACTATTTTTATCAATAATCCATCGTTGTTGCTGCATCCACTGGATACGAAAGAGGACCGCAGATCCACGCCCCTGGGCATAGCCCCCGAACAACCGCCGTTTCTTAACCGGGTGTGCATTGAGTCCATGCATACGCAGTTCTGCAATAGATTTCGGTTCCGCGCTATCGCACCACACCAATTCTCTACCGCTATATGGTTTAACCTTCTCGGCGATAATATCGTTAGTGCATCCAGTTTGATATATCTCATCTGTAACATAGATACTGTTACGTCCATTAAATTTCCCAGACCCGATACCTCGTGCGCTTTTTGTATAGACAAAGGGGTCATTGGCATATCCGAAGTCAAGACCGTGTTTATATGAAGGGAATACGGCATCGGACAAATCCATGATTTCCCAATTCTTAAAAACGAGGTCCCCGAGCGTTCCCCAATTTCCAAGGCCGTAAACGTTGTAATAGAATGAATCCGCTGTTTTGAAACCTTCAATACGGGCAATATCATCTTTGTCAAGGAATTGGTTGTCCTTGTATGTGGTTTTGAGAATGAATAATTCATCGGACATGGATGCGGTAATATCTTTGTTGTTAAAAAATCGTTTACATATCCAATGCTGGCGAGAGATAGGATTGAATGACATCGTAACTCGTTTACGGACAGGAGACCGCCCACGTAATCGAAGGATAAGCTGATTAAAGGATGGTTCACTAATTTCTGTTGCTTCCTCAATCCATACGTCCGTGATAACGCCCTTTTTGGGTTTAATGGATTTAATCTTTTCGGGATCGTCAAGTCCCCTGAACAATACCTGGCAGTCGTTGATAAGACACGTAATAGACATGCTTCCGGATATGTTAATCTGGAAAGCTTGCTTAACTTTAAAGAAATTAATTGTCTCAACAAGCTGATTAAACGTGGATTCCCGTAACGTATGCGCAGTATTACGGGCAACAAGATAATTTCGTTTTCCTTCAATGAGGTCAAGAATGCACCGTTGGGCGAGAAAGTAAGACTTTCCCGAACTTGATCCACCGTAGAAGATTTGCAGGGAAGACTGTAGATTAAGATAAGAGCGATAGACGCGGTTAAATATTTCGTTATGTATAACAAGTTCCACACTTATGCCATTGCTCCCCGGTTTTTACAATAATAAGTAAAATTCTATTTTTTGGCAGACAAAAAATGGCTATTCCGGTCTGTAAAGGGCATTTATTTCTGAGTAAATTTGGAAAGTTTGACATATTTACTAATTCCATCAGTCTCAATTAAAAATCTAATTCTACTCCCCCTTTTCCTTGGGCGCAGGATCATCCGTATACGTAATATGGATTACCTCTGCAGGGAGACCAACAGGCTGTACGACCTTGCCCTCGGTGCGCTCGGCTATGTATTCAACCGCCCAAGGTTGCCTGTTGTAAAGGGCTTCATCATAAGCGGCAATATGAAGCGCGTGTTTACGGGAGATATTTTTATATACGCCACTCTGGGAAGTGTATTCAGGTAGTATTACATTACCAAGTTCACGGAGGATTTCTGCTATAGAATTTTTTCCCGTAGGACGACCGAAAGGATTACCTGTTCTATTCTTTGGAAGATTATCGCAACCACGTTTTTCATGGATAGATGTACGGGGGCCCGGGACACCACCACGCTTACGCTTCTTATTTGTCACACGTAATAGTGTTTTCACTTTTTTGGCGGATTTTTTCTTTGGCATACTATAAGTATACTACTTTTTTTACCAAAAGTAAAATGTTTTTATATATCACATAGATAAAAAATAATATAACTATGTTATAAATCAATATGTTATAAAAATGAAAAGAATTTACAGAAAATATAGGCGTATTGAAAAAGTATTAAAATTATCTGTAAAGCTAGAAAGTAAGGACAGAGAGGAGCAAAAAGAGGAAAAGGGCTGTCAGTACAATAGCAAGCAGTACCAGACAGCCCTCGTAATGGTAGCGAACGAAAATTTTAAAGAAAATATCCCCTACATTCATTTTTCAACTCCATT